TTTCTGTATCCTTCTAACTCCAATTTTAAATTTGATACAGAAAGTTTAGCGTTTCTCTCAACGATATTACTTCTTTTTGTGCTAATAAATAATTCGATAACCATCATAGCTACCTTATATCCAATTGCATTATCAAAAAGGCTTATGTTTTTAGTAATGCTAGCATCATAGCTATCATCATTTATGTAGTCTTCGTGTGAATCTAAGACTAAACTTAAAACTTCTAAAACAGCAGCTTTTCTGAATTCATTTAGTATTTCATCTAATTCGCCAGCAACAAGGGTTTTTTTCTCAATTGCAGCAATGATATTCTCAAGCGTTACTAATGAATGAAATGATTTGAAAATACGACCAGAAGCACCATTTTGGATGGCTTCACTTATCTGTAAAGTGAAGCCGTCCTCTTGTGGTGAACCAAACCCAATTCTTTCAGTTAAAGATTGTATGATTTCTTCTGAATACATTAGCTAATTTTTTAGACTGCTTCTTCTAATTCAGCTACGAAAGCCAATTCTTGTTCGTCGCTTAATTTATTAATCAATCCTAATAAAGCAGCATCACTTGTGCTAGTAGTAATAGTTGATTTTGGATAAATTAATTTGTAAGATGCAACTACTGAAGCTTTAGTATAGTTAGTTCCTTTGTAAGCGAAATTAGCATCACCTTCTGTTTGAGCGTCAGTTGCTGCTTCCGAGGTATCCATAATATAAATTGAATCTACATTATTGATTACTGGCAATACTAATGCTTGAGAAGATGTGAACTCACGAATAGGATCGTTCTTATGGTACTTAGATACCAAGATGAAATCATCTACTTTTTGGTAATCAACAGCTTTACTTTGGTGTGTTTCTTCTGCTAATGTTCCGTAAGTTAATGTTCCAACCATCATATCAGTTAAGAATACAACTACTCCAGCAGCCCAAGGATTTACTGACTTACGTTTACCATCCTTTTCAACTTGAACTGGTCTATCAATAATCGTAATTTGAACTCCTTGATTTGCTGACAAGAACTCATTAGCTTTATCAACCGAAGGAACAGCAGGAACATTTGAACCGGTGTAACCTAAGTAGAAAGCATATTGTTCTTTCACTTGTGTATTAGCTTTAAACGAGTTGAATGTGTCTTTATCCATTAAAATGTAACGAACTACATCACCGTTCAATCTAGCCTTACTAATTACATGCTCGATATCATCGATAGGTTTAGCAGTTGCATCAGTCCATGGTTTTCCAACTCCATACTTATTAGCATCAGGATGACCGAAATCAACACGAATTCCTACTCCTGGATTATCATCATCTGTAACCAAGATTACACCAGTTGATAATGCTTGTAAGAACATAAACTCTAAGCGCTCCCAAATACCAGAAATACATCTATCTGCATCAGCAAATAATTTTCTTAATACTTCTGTATCGGCACCGCCAGTTGCAAGTAAGATGTTCAATTCGTTCATCGTTGATTCGTTCAACGATAATTTCATACCAAGCTTAGGAATGTCTCCGTCTGCTTTACGAATTGAATCTCTTTTTTTCAATGGTAAACTTGAATCCATTGCAACTACATCAGCAGATACAACATTTCCGTTCACCGATAAAGAACCCCATTTAAGAGTTGCTGAAAACTCTTTTCTCAACATGGTTCTATGGAAGTAAGGTAATGGCATTTTGCCACCGTTTAACTTCTCTACTACTTTTTGAGCGATAATTTTGAAATACTTATCGACCCATTGTGGGAATAATGACTTTTCCATAATCTATTACGTGAATAAAATGTTTTTAAATGCTGTTTTAGCAGCCGATGGAACAGCTGGCAACTCATAATTAATGATTGCAGCTTCGTTAACTTGACCACCAATCATAACAGAAGCAAAAGCCTTGTTAGTTTTGATAGTAGCCACTAAAATACCTTTGTAGGTATGATTTTCTGGTAATGCTTCATAAGCACCGTCAACTATTTTTAATGGCTTTAATTTTTTGGTAGCAGTTTCTTCGATGATAACTCTACCCGCTTTTAAAACTGGCTCTGTAATACCAGTCACAACAAGCGTTTTTCCTCCTGGAATATCATTACTCAATTTTTCGATAATTACAACATCCATTGTAGTATCAAATTGAACAGGAGTATTGTCTAAATTTGCGGTTACGTCCGACATGTTTTTTAGATTTTTTTGTTAATACTGTTTTTACAATTCATCAACTAATTTTTCAACTAATTTTTCATCAATAGCGGGATTAGGATTTCCACCACCAGCAGGCGGTGCATATCTTCCACTATCAGCAGACACTTGAACCAAAGTCGAATACTCTGCTTCCAATGCTTGAATTTGTTCTTCAAATGGAGTTTCAGAGTTTACATCGATTCTATTTACCCAATTTTGGCGAATAGCTTCAGGAATACGATTAAGCACTTCTGATTTAGCAAATAGTTCAGATGCTGTTTGCTTCTTTGTTTCAATGATTTTACCAGTTTTAATTGCTTCCAATTCTCCTTCAAGCTTTTTATTTGAATCTAAAATAGCTTTAGCCCAAGCTGGCATATCATCACCTTTTGGTGGTTCTGGATTTGGTGGCGTTGGAGGAGTTGGAGGTGCAGGAGGTGTTGGTGGATTTTCTTTTTGTTTTGCTTCTAATGTTCTAAGTCTATCGTCATCACGTGCGATATCCTCGATGCTTAAAATAGAATCAAAATCTTTAATCACCGCATCAATAGCTGCATCGTCTGCATCATCTGCTGGTTTAATTGCAAGTTTATCCGCTAATGCGTCTAACCTTTTTTGTGATAAGTTAGCCTTTGGGAACAAAGCTTTAAGTCTAGCTATCACTTTCAATTTGTCTACTGCCATAAGTTAAAATGTTAGTTAATAATATATTATGCAACAAATATAAAGAAATTTTATTTTTATTTAGACTAAATAAGAATAAAGATTTTTTGCATAAAAAAACCACCTCGTAAGAAGTGGTATAGTATTAATCTACTTTCCAACCTTGAATTGAGTTGAAATACTTGGTTTCTCCTTGCGGATTTACCCATTCACGACCTCGCAAATTGATTGAAACGTTTACTTGCTGACCTACTTGTAAGTTGTTAAGTAAATCGCATTTATCCTGTGTGAACTCAATCAAAATGTGTTGAGGATATTGCTCTTCGGTACTTACTACCAATTCTCTCTTTTTAAATGAAGCGCTAACCTGTTGTGTTGGTCCAACGCTTCTAACTTTTCCAACTACTATCATTTTATTGGTGGATTAAATTTAATATGGCCTTTAGAAATTAAATGAGCTACTCGAGTACAAACCAAATCACGTTCTTTTTTACATAGCTTACTTTCTTTTTTTTCAATCAAAGCAAATTCATTTATTAGTTCCTGGTATTCATTACACACTTCATCGACTTTTGCTTGTTGTTTCTTCTTCTTTTCGGCTCTTTTACGAAAGAATTCTTTTATTGGGTTTTTCATTAGTAAATGGTTTTAATGTTAGAAATCTCAAATTCGTAATGTTGAGAAGCGCTTTCAGCACAAATTACCTCATACATTACCTTATGACCATCCCATATAATAGCAGTTACCATTCTAGGTAACTGCTCTATATCATGTTTTAAATAAACAATATCTTCAATATTGTATTGATTATCAATTTGCATTTGCTGGTGGAGTTGGTTCTGTAACAACTGATTCGGCTTTTATCAAACTTAATTCCTCTTCGGGATTATCAACTAAATCTAAAAGTTTTAATGCGCTTTCAGTTGATAATAATTTAGCCTCTTTTAATTTTACAATAATATCTGAAGCAGTTTGAACATCATCAGGAATAATAGAATTGAAAATAATATCAAAGAACATTTGCTCTCCTTCTTTTATTAAACCTGTATTTGTTGTTTTTACAATTCCAGAAGTAATTATATTCAAAATCCTTTCAATCATGGTTCTGTTTTCACCTTCATTCATTTTAGCCTTAATAACAGCATCAAGGAAAAGTAATTTTAAAGCAACAGCAGAAACATTACCAAGACCTTTTACATTATCAAATGATAAATCCGGTGTATGAGAAATCGAATAAATTAAGCTTTTTAAGTTCTCTAACTCGAATTTAGCAGAAGCAATAGCATCGTCAGCGCTTAAGAATTCCGCTCTTCCATGATGTTCTTTTCCTTGTTCATCTACTTTGATAGGAAAACGTAAAATTTTGCCACTATCGTCTTTATCAGGCATACTTGATATTTCTCCAAAAATTTGAAGTAAAGGATAAGCAGAATAATCAACTGAAGCACCAAGTTTTGAAACGGCAACTTCATAACGATCAATCAACTCTTTCACATCAAACCATTCAGGCTCCGTTTGCTCAACATAACAAACTGGAATTCTATCAAAACCGTGAGGAATCGGAATTGTTTTATAAGCCAACTTACCATCTGCATTGTTTAGATAATGATAGTTTTCTTTATCCCAAATTTCAACATGGTTCAAATCTTTGTTTGCTTCCTGATCAAAAGCTTTATATTCCCACATGAAAGCTATCATATCACCAGTTGCATCAAAATATGGTGTCATTATACCACTTTTGTTGTCCAAAACTTTACATTTTATTTCTTTAACCTGAGTTTTCAAGCCAAGTTTTAATAAAATTCTATTCAACAAAGATTCTGATTTCAAGTCTGAAATATAGAATTGTAAAGCTGCTTGTGTTTCAGATTTTTTTAAAGTGATAAGCTTTTGAATTTTACCGTCAATTCTGTTTACTTTCCAAAGTTGATAAATCAACTTACTTAAATTGTTTTCATCAGAAGGAATTATTGTAACTGGTTTTCCAACTTCAAAAGCAGTTGCTGTGGTTACAATCTTTTTACAGAATTTTAAAGGAATTTTTACAGACTTAACAATTTTAGAAGAAGCTCCTGTTCCAACTGTCTTATCTTTTTGAATGTTTGCCACTTGCATTGGTCTAATAGTACGATCATTATCGTAGTATTCCTTTTGATAATTTGAGATAGAATCTCTACTTTTTGTTTTAGCTCTGATAGTTTCAACAACTTTTTCAGGCTCTGTTTTTAGTTTTTCTAATAATTCTTCCATGATTAATAATTTACGTTTTGAATAGCTTCATCGCTAGTCGTGAATATTTGTGTTTTGGAGTTATGCGCTATGTGACCATATCGAGCCATATCCCAGAAATGGTTAAATTTATCTATTGGTTCATTTACTGCAATACCTCCGATTTCTTTCATTCGGTAGTTTTGCTGCTCTTTCAATACTTGTTGGTAAAGGTGGTTTTTTACGATATGGATTTTCTTAGTTTTCATCGAATTAAGCCAATGCATAACCGATTTTGTTTTACTGATTTTTTTGGCTCTAAAACCTAAATCAACCAAGCCTTTTACCATTTCAACCGTTCCTTTATTCTCACCTGTGTACTTATCCGCAGAATCACAAACAATAAGGTCGCCATCTTCAGAATATCGGTCCGAATTCTTTTTAATACCTAACTCCTCAAGCAAAGAGCCAAGAGCCTTATGGTTTTCTATAGGTTCATAAGTCAGTGGTTCAATAAAAATGTTGTATTCGTCCTCTGCATATTTTCCAAGCACGTTAGGATCGGTTGTAAATCCAAAGTCATTTGCATAGATAATAGCTTTGTCTTCTGGAAACTTATCAATCCATTCTACATATTGGAAAATAACACCTTTCATTGCGCCACGTAAACCAAGTCCGTAAACCTTCCAGTTGAATTCGTCAGCAGTTCCGTTTTGTATATTGGTCGGATGCGGTGGCGGTTGATTTGTTGATGTTACGGGCTCTATTTTTTTGGTTAGTTTATTGTAACACATAACAATGCTATTTTTGACAATATAAGAACCTGGCTTCCATGGTTCCCAAGAAAGAATTTTGTTTTTCTCTCCAATTGCAATGTGTTTATTGTTTAAGTAAGTAGTTCTTAAAAAAGCAACATCGGGGCGTGGAAGTACTTTATCAAAAAACCAATGGTCAGTAACACTTGGGTTATAATCAGCCCACCAAAACTTACGACAACGTAATTCTACTTGGTCAAATACTGATTGACGAATAAACATCATTTCATTAAAAAAGGCATAATCACAACCTCCTCCATGCTTTCCGTCTCCAAGAAAGAATATTTTGCTTTTACCTATTTTAAATGACTTAACCTCATCGTTATTGTGAAATTTATTTGGCAAGCCGTAATCATCAAGCCTACGTTTGAAATCATCGTAAAGTGTGGTTTTAAATTCGTTGTAGGTTTCACGATAAATATTAATTGTGCAACCTTTGGGCTCGTAGTAAAGACAAAGCCAAATTATAATATCTACACCTGACCATGTTTTACCAGAACGCGACGAACCTTCTAATGCAGCACCTCTATAACCCGAAACAAGGACATCATTTCCGTCCTTGTCTTTATCGTATTTCTGCTCTTTTATTGATTTATAAAGAAGTGCATAGTTTGGATTGGTATCGTCGTTTAATTCATTTAGCTTTTTGCGTGAAATGTCAATCTCTTTTTCTTTCAAGAGATTTTCAAGTTCTAACATTTCAGCATCTGTAAGCATTTTTTAAATGAATAAATGTTCTTTTTTAGTAATGATATTAGCGTCTTTCAATAGCACAGTGAAATTATATGCAGAAGCTCTAGATATTTTTAAATTTTCAGCACGTTCTATAAGTTCCTCTGAACTAAAAACAAACATTGAGCAAACTATATCAATTAAATTTCTACGCTCTAAAGTGTTTCTTAATCGTTTTTGCTTCACGTAAGCGTTTATTTTATCTCTTCGGTCTGAATGGTCAACAGCCATATCTTGCTTTGATTCTATCGCATCCAGTATAGCCAAACCGATAAGCGTTGGGTCGGTTGTTTGTTTGCCTTGAACAAAAACTTTATTTTTTACTATCGTTATCATTCTCGATGATTTCTTTGATTAATTTATACTCGGTCATTGAGGTCATATATTGCGCCACATAGTCAAGTCCAAGCCTTCTTGCTTGTTCGTAATCGTGGTAAATATTTTTATAGTTTTTAATAAGAAGTTTTTGCTTGAACTTGTCTGTTCCTTGTAAAGATTTGAAAAATTCTGTTTTTTCAATAACAGCTACGAAGTTTGTAATGTTTATCGACATTTGATTTTAAATTATGAAATATCAAAAGCAATCCGTCAATCTGTTTTTTATAAGCCACGCATAGCTAACGTTACACGATCAGATTTTGCGTTGTTCTAGTTTCTTGATTTTATACTGCCATATAAAAACCAATACATTACCCTATAACCTCAACGCAGCACATGATTATAACGAGGGTGTAATTATCTTCCTTCAATAAACCCCAATAGGTTCTACTTGCTCATTTATGCCTAACGCATAGCTATCGCTAAGGGTATGAGCTGGATTGCTTTTCAATATTTCAATTAACAACTAAATTTTGAGGTTGTATCGGACTCGAACCGATATCGCATTTGGTTCAATAAGACTTACTCTGTGTGCTTATTTACTTTCAAGCCGTTCTAACCTTTGCTTTCGCTTGAACTAACAACCTAAAAAACACTAAGCTTTCATAATTGTCAGAGTTAAAAACCTTCACCAATTATCTACTTACTTTTGGTTTTGTTGGAGTAGAGGGAATCGAACCCAAATAGCCGAAAGGCGACAGATTTACAGTCTGCTGATTTAACCACATTTACCATTACTCCAATATTGCTGGTTACGTCTCCAGCGCTGGATTTCACAGCTCGTATCTTTTACCCTTCAAATTTGTTGCGGTCGGCAGATTCGAACTGCTCTTTAGGTTTATGAGACCTTCGTGCTAACCTTTACACTACCCCGCATTTACAACGTCAAAAATAATAATATTTATTACATAGTTATAATAATTATTACTTTTTATTTAAAAAAAATCTAAACATCGAGTTTAGAAGCCTTTTCGAGAAGTGCTTTAAGGCGTTTTTCTTTCTCCTCGTCAAATGTAAAGGAATCAGGAATTAAAGGATTGTCTTTGTCGCCACGCAAAACGGTTACTTTTGGAATATAAAGACCTTCGAGCTTTGTGATTTCCTTTTTGATAGCGTTTATGACTGCCATACCTTTTGGAGTACCTTTAAACTCTTCTTTCATGTTGCGAATGTCTTGTTTGAGTTCAGCAATTCGAAAGGTTCGCTTTTGCTCTATTGTTGCTTCTTGCTCCTCGTGCCATATAGAATAAGCCTTTTGAAGTAAAACCTTTGCTTGACGTCGGCTTAGATAGTTGCCATCTTTGTTTTGAAATTGGTTTTGAATGTTTTTTAATATCAAATAATCAGGCACGCCGTTAATTATCCACCCTTGAATGGTGAACACACGTCTTTCGGTTTCTTCTTTGGATGATCTAACGCCTGCCATAGACTATTGATTTGGATACATACGTTTGATAACTTCAATGTGTCTTGAAGTTTCAGCTATACTATGACGAAGTTTAATCGCTTCACGCTCGCGCATACGACGAATTTCTGTATCATTTTCAGTTATAGAGGAATCCTCGTAAGCTTTTAATGCAAGTTCATTTATCCTTTTTTCACTTTCCAAGTAAGCAATAATATTATCTCTAATTTCCATAATTATTTGATAGTTAGTAAGCGCCATTGTGAAAAAAGAATTGGTTATAATGGCGTAAAAATAACCAATTCTTATTTTAGTTTCGTTCTAAATTACTTCTGGAGTTTCTTCGAGCTCGCCAAGGTTTAGTTCAGGGAAGTTATCTTTGATTTTCTTTGGGTCGCCTTTGTAGAAAACTAACACGTTTTGGTGCATTTTACCAACCTTACGACCTCCGTTAAATTGTCGTCTTACTCTGATAGCCAAAGAACCAACTGTGTTAACTAAAATGATTTCATTGTATAGTTCCATTCCAGCATCTTTGAAAGCTTGAATAGTATCACTAACAAAGTTGTAATAAAAGCCTTTTTTGTCTCGAACATCACCAACTACAAAACAAGCAAAGCGATCATCTTTCAATTGTGCCACTGCTTTTTTGATAATAGAAAAGTAAACTTCTTTGAAGTCTGCATAATCCATATTGGATAAGTCTTTTGGGTCGTCGCTGTACTTTTCAAGGTCAGCGTATGGTGGGCAGGAGTAAACGAAATCAATATCTTTAAATTCAACTTCATCAAGTACTTGGTTACTATCGCCATCAAACCAATCTACATTTTCAATACTTAATATTGAAGCTTGTTTTCGATTTGCTTGAACTTGATCTAATCGTAAATCAATACCAGCGTAATGATATCCGAGTGAACCCGCAACAATACCACGAACAGAACCACCAGCAAAAGGGTCTAATATTCTACCACCTTCAGGACAAAACCAACGATAAGACAATTCACAAAGTACAGGGTCGAAGATACTCGCGCCCTCGTAAACATGTAAGCCTTTCTTTTTGGCATAATCAATGATTTCATCCCAATTTGGCTCACGTTGCAACATGTCGCGCATTTTGTTCTTTAGTTCGTAAATAGCAGTTGATTGACCACTTTTAGCGATTAGCTCGACATCCTCGCGAGTTTCTTGTGAATTGAAACCTAATTGCATCCATTTTCTTTTGCGTTCCTGCCATACTCCAGAGCGAGTATCTAAAATTGAAAAGGGTGGAAATATAAAACTATCCTTTAGCGATGAAGGTGTGATTTTCTCTCCTGGAAGTAAACCTTCGCTTTCGTTCAATTTTCCAATGAAAGCAATATCGTCAAACTCAGGAATATTAATAAGGCTTGACATGTCTGGGAAATCCAAATCAAAGTTCTTAACGAAGTCAAGTAAACCTTGTTGAGTAATTTTTGCGTATGCCGATGAATATACCAAAACTAATTCAGCAGCTTCTTTCATGTCTTTGCAATCGATAAAAGTCGCTGGCAACATTTGAGGAACTTCATATCCGCTTTCGGCAACAGACATTAGGTCTAAAAATCGGTGGCGACCATCCAAACAATAATTTATGCCGTTGTGGTGCCATACCTTGAACGGGTCGGCAAACTGATATTTAAGCAAGGATTCGATTAACTTCTTATCTCCGTTTGGAAGCCACTCTTTGAAGTCCTCTTGCTGGATGAATTGAAGTTCTTTCCAATTGATAGGCTCTAACTTTATAATGCGTGAATTGATAACAGGCTGATTCATTGAGTTTTATTTTTTTCTTTGGTTACATTATACAACAAAAGTAATAAAAATTATTACTTATTTATAATTATTATAAACTAAAAAAGCCACCCGATATGGATGGCTTAAAATGTAATTATTTGATTTTTAATTATTTACAAGTATTCAAATGATAAAACTTCTAAGGTAAAAAAGGTTTTTATTTCAGCATGTGACCAATGCCAACCTTGATTGGTTTCTTTGGAAATGATTCTTCTAATGTTGAATTCTTCGATAGAACCGTCGATTCTTTTGCATTTTGCTTTTACAATTGTATCAATTGGTGGTAATTCTGTTTCGATTTTTGGCATGATGTTACTTTTTACAGGTTTGACAAATTCCGTTTTTGAATAGCTGAACGGAAAAACAGCGTTTGCAATATTTGAACATGATTATAGTATTTCAAAAGTTCCGAGTTGATATTTTCCAATGGTTCCGTCTTCAAATTGAATTGTAACATCTGCATTGTCTTCGTCGATTTCTTCTACTTTGGTAACAATTCCCACTTCTCCTCTCTTATTGAAAGGGTCTGTGGTTAAGAAATTGTCTATTTGTACGCTTTGGTTTAAAAGGTTTTTCATGATTTTTTAGTTTTGAAATTCAAATCTTCCGTTGATATCGTATGCTAATTCTTGAGAAAGGTTTTCTTCAAGTTCGTCTGCTTCCCATTCTTCAATTTCGAATTCGTAAGCACCGGTTCTAACATTCCATTCTCCGTGATAAGGTGAATTGTCTAAACGGTCTTGAAAAACGTTTGCATCAATTGTGGTGCGAGGTGTAAAGAAAAGTGTTGCCATAATATTGTCTTTTTTTTGTGTTAATTGTAGAGCAATATTGGGTTGACATTTTGGAAGTATCAAGAAAATTCTAACAAATGATTGGAAACATTAAAACGATTTCCAATCAGACTGTTATAAGGCATTAATCGAGCCAATCAGACCTATCATAACATAAGTAAGAGTGGTCTTCTGGTTCTTCATATTTACAATCATCACAAAAAGCTTCTGAACATTCTTCTCGTGTCGCAATTTCTCCACAACCACAATAAAGCCTTTCAATTGAATTTTGCTTAATTTTCAATCTAATATTACGATATTTAAAACAATCTTCTATATTTTCAGGATAACCGTTTTCGTCAATATTTCCTTCTACATAGTCTTTATTGTCGTACATTTCTTCTATGTTAATAAAATCTTGATTATAAGACCTTACATTTCCCCAAACTTCATGTCCAATTTCTATATGAACGTAATCTCCAATTACTTCTTGTTCTGATATTGCCTTTACAAACATAATCTACATATTTTAACGCCTTATAACACTGCATTGTAGCAATTGTGGGTTAAGGCTTGATTAATATTTTTTTTTAATCGGTTCGTTTTATTCTTAAATTAAACATTGTGCTAGTCTAACCACAACTGACTACAATGCTTTTACGTTAACATCAAGCTTAGCCAAAAATGCTTTTAATTTTTTCTAAAGCTATTTTTCGGCAATCATCTAATGATTTTCCGTTATCGAAAGAGGAATTATATTCCTTACTATAAATTTTCGCATATTTTTTAAATTTAAAAATTGGTGCTGATTTTATAATTTCTGGTTCATTTTCAAATAATATAGGTTCTATTTTTAAAAAGTTGTTTATTTTACTAACAACTGAAAAGAAACTATCTGTTACTTTTAATTTTTGATTGTCTAATGTTGTAATTTCCATAATTTTAAGTATTAAAAGCCTGCTGTTAACAAGTGTTTGCCGTCAGTGGCAGGCTTGGTTTGCGTCCGAAATCACTCGGATAGTGTTTTTGTATTTGTAATCTTTAGTGTTTAAAATGCCACCGAACGGCAAGCACTCGAACGTTATGAGTAAGCTTAATCCCACTCCGTAGAACCGACAATTACGAAATCATCGCCTACAACAGTATCGTATAATGAAAACTCAGGGTAATTAAATTCATCATCAATTGGTAAATCAGGATTATACTCATTGTTTGAAAGCATAATTGTTTTTGCTTCTTCATCTGAAATTTCTACTACTTCTAAAATATCTTCAAATCCTTCATATTGTTTGTGATATTCTTGCAATAAATGTAGTTGTGATTTTGCTTGTGCATACTCTTGTTTGTCGTCAAAAATTAATTTAAAAATCATAATGTTTGTGTTTTAAAAAGCCTACTCATAACAGGTGTTTTGCGATGATTTTCGGCTTTAGGTTAATATTAAATTTGTTTTGTACTTGTAATCTTTTGTTATATTCTGAAAGGTTTGCGTTTCTCATCCCGAAAAACCTCGCAAAGCACTCAAACGTTAATAGCAAGCTTAATGAGAAGCGTTGTAATAACCACTCCAAATTTTTTCTTTAAGTTCAAATAGGTTACTTAATTGTTTGCCTAAATTATATTCTCTCATTCCTTTTGCTGTTTTTAATTCATTCTCAACATCTTTTATTCTTTGTTCTACCATTAATTCAAACATATCAGGAATATTACTTTTTATTTCATCAATAATTTCATTTTGAAACATCCATTTGTCCTGGAACACATTCACGAGCGAAAAAATTATCTTCTGAATTCAATATCTTTTCTTCATTGGCTTGGTAGTATCGGTCTACTTCCTCAAAGTTTAGCCATGCAACAAAATAATCATCATTATCATCAGCATAACCGCTTTTGAATGGTTTTGATACTTCAAAAGGCTTGAAAAGGTCAACTACTGATTTACTGCAAAGGTAGTATTCGCACTTTAATTGAATTGAATCCTTGAAAAAGTCTTCTGTTTTTTGCTTTATTTCCTCAATTGTTTTTCCTGCAATTTCTACTTCAAATCGAGTGTTTAAAGAATCATTGAAAGCAACTGTTTTTGCAATAAATCCAAATTCTGATGAACCATTACTGGCAATTGGTTGTAAGATTGGTTCGTAGTAATATGATTTTTTCATTTTTAAAATAAGCTTAATTGTGGGTTTGTGTTGGTTTTTTCGGGTTCTACTTTTTCCCATAGTTCGGGAAACATGGTCATGTATTTTTTTAAGTAATCAAAGGCATAACCTCCAACTACTAGCATGTTGGGAAAAGTCTGTTGAAATTTAACCAACGGCACTTTTTCGCCGTTGGTCTTATTTGCTATTAAGATGTTGTTTTCTCTCGAGTAGAAATAAACATCTTCTACATGAGGAATAGGACTATCCATTACTTCAACATTACGGGCATGACCAGCATTAGCAATTCCTCTCCGTCTTCTTGTCCGTCTAATGGCATCAGGATTCCAGCTCTGTTTGGTTCTGACATTTCAAGCGTTACTTGTTCAGATGTTGTATTTTTCAACATTTCCAACAAGAATTTTGAATTAAAACCAATTGCAAAATCATTTCCAGTGTAACTACATTGTAGCGTTTCGTTTCCGTTTTTACTGCTTTCTTTATCTTCTGCTGAGATAGTGAGTTGATTACCTTTGAAATCCAATCTCATTTGGTGGGTTTCTTTACTTGAAAGGATAGAAACGCGGTTTACTGAGGTAGTAAGTAAGTTTCTGTCAATGGTTAGTTTATTTGGTTTTTCTTTCGGGATAACCGCTTCATAGTTTGGATACTTAGCATCAATTAATCGACAAATCAATTCGAACTGATCAAACACATATTTTGCGTTGGATTGGTTGTACTCGGCTACTACATCCACCTCAAGCGTTTGTAAAATTCCTTTCAGAACATTCAAGGCTTTTTTCGGCATAATAAATGATGCTTCTTCTGTGGCTTGAATGTCATTTCTTGAATACTTCACTAATTTGTGAGTATCGGTTGCAGCAAAGATTAAACCGGTGGTAGTTAATTGGAAATACACACCCGTAAATTGCGGTCTTAAATCATCTGTTCCCGTTGCAAAAATTGTTTTGCTGATTGCAGTTGAAAGCACTTTACTTGGAATAATAGTTCTTGAAGTATTTTCCATTTCGATAGCTTTCGGAAATTCAAGTCCAGAAACGTAAGCGATTTCATAATTTCCTGAATCGGTTTTGATTTTTAAAACGTTGTTTTCTAAAAAATCCAATACCAAAGGTTGTTCTGGTAATGTTTTTAGAATATCGATTAAAAGTCGGGCAGGAACACAAGCAAGGCCTTTTTCTTCTGATTCGATTTCGATATTTACCTTCATGGTAGTTTCTAAATCGGAAGCCGTTACTTTTAATAAATTCCCTTCAAAATCGAAAAGGAAGTTATCTAAAATAGGCATTGTGTTTGAAGTGTTAATTACTCCGCTTAAAACTTGCAAGTTCTTTAATAACTTGGCTGATGATACAAAAATTCTCATGGTTATTTATTTAATTTGATTCTACTAATTGTTTGGATTTTTTTCTTTTTTTTGGTTTTACGATTTCGGCAATCTTTGGGAGGTTCTTTTTGACTAATTCTAAAATTTTATCGTGGTGATCTGTTGGTTCATTTTTTAAACCTCGAGCTTGAGAAATTTTTAACTCTTTCAAGTCAACTTCGATAGTTTCTATCGGTTCATTTTCAAGTCGTGCCGATAAGATTAGAGAGTCTTCTTTATCGAAGTATCTATTGGTAAAAACACAATGTTTAAGTTTGTCGCCTTCTTCAATAAATTCCTGTACTGATTTTAATGGAATAATTACCAGAGGACCGTTTGTGAATTTTAAATCAAAGAATTTTGCTTTTGCTTTTGTGAAAAATTCATTATCGATTTCGGCTCTTCTTTTTTGCTCTTCGATTTCTCGCTTCTTTTGGATGATTCGTTTTTTTGCAACTAAACGATCGTGCTCTTTTTTCAAATCTTTAGGACAAACGTATTTTGCGTTTTTTCGGTCTTTGTTGAAGTAAGCTAATAAATCGATGTAATCCATCCAAAGTCCAGCATCTTTGACCTTGTATTTATTTTTTAAACAGATTTTTATACTTTCCCAGTAGTAATTTACACTTCTACCGCTTTGGTTTATGTGAGAATTCAATAAAGAAAACTGTTTTGCTTTTAAAAGTGTTTCAAGTTTTGGATTGTGAGGTATATGTTTAATTGCTTCTAAGAAAGTAATTTGTTCAAGATTTATGTTTATTCCGTATTTTTTCCATTCAGGTTTTATTAATGAATCGGGGTGGTATTTTCTGGCATATACATCGTATTTCTTTCCATGATAAGAATATCTTGAACCTTCTTCTCGTATTTCCATATTACCACTCCAAGAGTCACAACAATAATTTAAATTATGTTTTAAACCAAACATGGTAACTTTTAGATCTGGTTGAATCCAGTATTGAAGAATTTCATGAATGTAAATATCAGCAGAAGACCCTTTTTTGTAGTTTGCGATGATTTCAAAGTTTCTTACTATTTGGAACTCATTAAATATTTCGGTAATTGCAAAATAGTTTACTTGACGATCTGTTGTTTTTCTAGACTCTATTACATCAATTTTTGTGTTACAATGAGGACAAACTGCTTTCTTTCTTCTTACTAATTGCGGTGAAAAAGTATCACCGCAATCTAAACATAACACTCTATTTTTGGTGGCATAACCTCGATGTTCTAAACATTCTGATTTTGCCCATTCTTTTTGTTGCTTGGAAATTTGAAATAAATACTGCGACAAGTCAACAATTCGATGATGAAGTTTATTTCTCGGTTTCATACGCTATTACTCTGGAAAATCAAATGATAAAGTTGCTTGTTGTTTTTCTGCTTTTGGCTTCGTTGGTTTCTTAACCTCTTTTGGTTGATCTTGCACCGGACTTTGTTTTGCTTCTTTCTTAGGCTTTGGAGCATCGATACTATGATTAACCACTACTTTAGCGCTTACTTTTTTACCTACTTCAATATCGTCTTCATCGTAGTAGTGAACTGCCATTCCGTAAATTTCCTCGTCGGCAAAACCCATTTTTCCTGATTGTTGGACTTGGTTTAGAATGTATGTAATACAATCATCTATATTTTTGTTTTCCTTTCTTAAGGTAACTGCGAATAACTCGTCCTTAGTTGCTAATTCGTTAAGGTGGTTTTCGATTTGTGCTTTAAATCCTGTTGATACGCTCATTTTATTAATTTTTAGTTGTTTTATTTCTTATAAGTTTCTGGAAGTGAAAATCCTTTTAATTGTCCGTAGGCATAGTTTAGTCTATACCAATCATCCATGCTTTTGAATTTTACGTGCATTGTTCCTTTTTTGAAAAACTTCACGTTAAAAAATCCAAACTCATACCACTCATTAGGTTTAATTTCAAAGCTTTTTTCGTGTTTTACTTTGTCGAAATTAAATCTGTAAAGCGTTCCAATATCATTGTAATTCTTACCTGTAATATTGCATAATACTTTTACCAAATCATCAATCTTATTACCGCTGTAAGAATTGTATCTTACTTGTAAACTTCCACCTCCCCACGATGTTTCAACAATTCCTTCGCAAATGAATTTCTTGTTAAGCATGTAGCCTGAATTCGTTTTCCAACCTTCAACTCCAAATCTGTTTTCGTGGGTGTGTTTTGTGAAATTATCAACAGCTTCCTCTAATGCTCTATTAAAAGTCTGTTCTCGTGTTCCAACTATGATTTCAAGCATTTTATAAATATTTTTCATAGTGAAAGGAACTTTTTCTTGTGTTTCAACAAACTTGTTGATGTCCTTCATTACTCCAGAAGTAACATACTTTTCCATGTTTAGTTTATTGAAAATGTGCTGCCAAGAGCGTTTTTGAATAATTTTTGAAAACTGCTCTTTTGTAGTAACCATTCTTTCGGAACTTATTTCTAAAGTAACCGAACTCATACCGATACCAGAAATTAAATGATTCAAAGCATCTAATTCATATTTCATTTTATCAAATGCTTTCATGGTTCCAACGTATCGGTTTACTAAAGCTCTCACTTCGTTGTATTGAAGTATTCCGTTGCCTTGCTCTTCCTCTTCCTCTTCATCCATAAAAAAACCTTCAAACTCAAATTCTTTACTTGCAAGTGGTTTAAAAAGTCTAACCATTCCAACCTCAACACCAGTTTTTCTTTCGGCTTCTGTGAAGCAATCACCTAAATTTTCAGTAATTCCATAATCTCTAATCAAAACTTTTAATCTTCCGTATGGTTGAGTAATTGTTGAGTAATTACAAAGTGATACTATCTCGCAACCTTCTGGAGCAACTTCCCAGGCATGAAGAATATGTTTATCGGCATTGGAAAATGGTGGATTCATGTAAATAGCGTTAATGTGGCTTACCTGTTCTGGTTTACATTGGAAAAAATCATCACCGATCAAAGTGGATTTTCTTTTTATAATTTCCTGAAGGTCTTTGTTTATTTCAAATGTCAGGACCTCTTTAGCTCCGTTTTCTTTGCAGAAATCAACAATATTTCCTTTTCCTGCGTGTGGCTCAAGTATTACTTTGTCTTTGCAATCTAATTGCATCATGTATAACACCTCTTTTGGTGTTGGATAAAATTCAGAATGAAACATAAAAATTAAATTAATAGGCGACCTTATCGCTTGTTAGTTGAAGCAATATTGGGTTGATTAATAAGACTGTGAAAGAGATTTTTTACTTATCTGCCATAGATAAGCATAAAAGCATCCCTCTGTTCCTGATTGGTTCTAAAGGTTATGCCAGTTAGCTTTTTGAAGAAATCGCTATCTTTTTTTGAGTTGGTTGGTTTTACTTTTACGTGTGGAATATTTAAGTACTCACACATTTCACAAATCTTCTTTGCGGTTTCAAAATTTGCACCGGTGTATTCTCCGATTTTAGCATTGAAAGCTGCACTTTTTCCAGCTTTCTTATGCCAGTTTGATTTGTTTAAAAATCCACATTCAACGTAAACGGTTGGTTTTCTTTCCTTTTCCTTATAAAATTTCAAGTAGTCAAATAGTTTGAAAAAGGTAAGGTTATCAAGCGTTACATTGTTGCCGTCTATAATGGCCACTCCCGATTTATCAACGTCGGGATCAATACCAATTAAAAATTTATCTTGTGACATTATTGTTATCTGTTTTTTGGCATTCGCAAACTTCACAAGCGCCGTTGCAATTATCTTTTTTCATACTATTTTCTGAATGATTTTCCTTTAAATTCAATGATGTTATACATTTCAAACATTCTATCATAAACGCGACCTCCGTATCTTTCTCCAAATTCAGAAATTCCAACTTCTATATTCCCATAAAAACCCTCTTTGAAATTACATGTAATATGAGTTTTTAGTTTTCTATTGTATCTTTCTTCAAGTATTTCTTTGAATAAATTTACTTTACCATATTTAGAAGCAATTCTTTCTGTTTTTAAATCGTCAAAATATCTAATTCCATTGTACATAGCATTTTCAAATTGGGTCCTAGTATGTTCGTTTTCATCATCAGTTATTTTTTCAAACATAGTTACAACTTCATTTGCTGTATAACCTTTAAAAGAAACACCTTGAACACCTTGAAAAATAGACTCAAATGATTTCATTACAGAAGTCTTTCCGTTTCCAAAATCGCCAATTATTAAAAGCCCTTTATCAAAGCTTGGTTTAGATAAAGTTGAAATATTTACACAATTGAAAAACCTTTCATCTTTTGCAAAATAGTAGATTATTGGCTCTAAGTTTTGAATCGTTTCGGGTGTTTTTTGATATTTGTTTCCTGTAATTTTCTCAAAATGAAACTTAAATAAGTTCCACAACTGTCTTGAGGTAATAGGAATTTCTTTTTTTTCAGAAGGCTTTAAAAGTTGTTCAAAATAATCTGATACTTTTAAAATTTGCTCCTCAGAAGTATAATTTAATTTATCTTCATACTCTTTAATCAAAGTCTTTTGCTCTTCTGTTCTGTTTTCAATTGGTATGCTTTTTAAAAAATTGTACTTGTTTCTTCCAATTTCTTTATGTTCTGCATTACCTATTTGTGTGGAAAGTTGTTCCAAGTTGGGCGTTTGCTCTTGTTCCATCTTGTGAATTTTTTTGAAGCCAATTAATAAAATGTGAAATGAACTCTTTTTTCGATTGATGAACTTTTTGAAGCGTTCTCAAAAACAATTCAAATTCATCTAATTTTTTTGGAATTAAATCGATGTTAATTTTTTGCTGCATCGCGACGGTTTCTAACCAACTTTGAGATTCATTTTTTAATGATAATAAATGCTCTAAATTTTTGTTGTTGATGATGAAATTTTTTTCTTCTTCATCTACATTGTTAATTGGTAAATTGGTATATGGTATATTGGTATTATTATACTCACCGTGCTTTGTAACGTGCTTTGTAATGTGCTTTGTAAGTTGCTTTGTAACGTGCTTTACGTTTGCTTTATCATATGCTTTGTAATTTGCTTTGTAATTTTCTTTCAAAGCAACCACATTACTCGAGTGCTGATTTTTGGAATATTGGATAACTTCTATGAATCCAAAATCAACTAAATCATCAAATGTTTTTTTGTAAACCGAATAACTTTTAATTCCAATTGCATCTAATACCATTGATGCAGGAAGTCCGAATTTTTGCTTCCAACCAAGTCTATTGCAATGCTCAACAGTAAATGCATAAAGCGCACAATGAACCGGTTTTATTACTTCGGGATTTTCAAATGCAAAATCCCAAAAATTACGCATCAATGTATAATAATCAAGTTTTGCCATTAGTTATATATTTTCTTTTTGATTTTGAATTTTGAAATATTAATAAATGGGTAATAATCATCGATAAACCTCATTTCACTAAAAGTTAATTGATGAGTTACAAACCCGTTTTTAGTGTCAATTTCAACTTCTTCACCGTTGTTTCTGAATAAAAACATCAGTTCAGGATTTTGAAACGAAACCGAAATTGCTACTTCAAAAACAATTTCAGTAGTATTAAGTATATCTCTGATATCTATCATTTATTTATTTTTGAAATGGGACATTTGTTAATTGGCGACCATTATTCCAAATTGAAAATCCGTTTTGATTTTCAATAATTTTCATAGTCTCAATTTTTCCGAAGAAATTCAAGTTTCCACCCATGTCGATAACCCATCCTTTTTTCTTTGTTCCGTCTGGATAAGTATAGATTCGCATTACACGACCAACAATTTGATAGTACAAGGATAAAGACATAGTGGAACGGGCAATTAATACGGCTTCTAGGGCAGGATAATCAAAACCAGTAGTAAGAACACCAACATTGATTAAACATTTGATTTTTCCGTTCTTAAATTGGCTCAAAATTCGCTCTCGTTCTTGCTTCTTTGTGTCGCCAGTTAAAACTGCTGATCCTGGTATCTTTTTTTGAACCAATATTGCTTCTTCGATTAATGAGAAAAAAATTAAAAGGTTAGCTCGTTTTTTTAGAATTGTAAAAGCCGTTTTTGCAATGCGAGAAGGCATATCAATCGACTTGTAATATCTTCTTAATGAATTTTGGGTAAAGTCTGTTCCCGAACTATTTACTTCTAATTTGGAGCGGTCAATAACATCAAAATTGTAATACTCTAATTCGGCTAAAAATCCCGAATCAAAAAGTAAATCATTTTGAACGTAGTATAAAACATCTTCGAAAATTCTCGGATTACTTCGTGTTAGGAAAGTTAATTGAGGTCCTTCCGATGTTTGTTCTAATCGATACGGAGTTGCTGTAAGTCCTAATGTTTTAGCTTCTGGAAATGCTTTAATAAATTCCTGATACATTCCAGCTTCAGAGTTTACCAAATGACATTCATCAATTAAGATATTTTTCAATCCTTTGAACAAATGCTTTTTGTTTATTACGCTGCCAATGGTACAAAAAGTAACTTTATCAATTCTCTTTTCACCAGCTGATGCGCTATAAATTGAAGCCTTACCATAGTTAGAAAACTTTTCGTAATTCTGCTCTAAAATTTCTTTTGAAGGTTGGAGGACAATTGTTTTGCCCTCCAACGGTTCCAAAATTTTAGCGATTACAACAGACTTACCAGAACCCGTTGGAAGAATCACTAATGCACTCTTTTTTTCGGTGTCTGATTTCAGAAAATCAACGCTTTTATTGATTGATTCTGCTTGATATTGTCGTAATTGAAATGCCATAATTAAACTTTACCACTTTCAAAAGCTTCATCTTCTTCTTCAAAACTCATGTGAGTTTGGTTTGGATCATCTGATGGAGCTACTTTACCATTTCTATAACCTTCAACCTCATCAATCAATTGGTATAATCTAACTTTTAATTGATGTAAATAGTTGTAATTACCGTCAAGTTTTACTTTAGGAGTCTCAAACTTTATACTTCCGTTTCTTACTTGTTTGAAACCAATAAGGATAACTGATTTGTTTTCCTCAACTCCCGAAATTTTAAAACCTGTAACAGAATAGTTATCGGTTTCGCTTTCATTTTCTAAATCTTCAATTGTAGCTGAATCTTTAAATCCGGTGTAAGCATCATCTAAATCCGCAAAGAATACGTTCATTTTTTCAAAAGCGGCTTGTAAATCATCATGGATGATATGAACCCCTTTATGTCCTAAAACATCTCCTTTTGTGGGTCCTTTTAATAATTCATAGGAGTAATCACAAAGAGCATCTTTAATACTTGCACCTCTGATTTCTACATCTTTGTCTTGAGCTGCAATTAAATCGTCTAATTTTTCAATGTTTTCAGCATTGATAGTAAATGTTTGTTTTGGCATTTTGTTATATATTAATTAGTTAAAAAATACTCTTTAAATTTTCCCTCTACATATTCATCCTCTATTGGTACGTTCCAAATGTCTTTGAGGTCTTTAATTCGACGTCTTAGGTCGCCAATTCCGTAGTTTAATAATGCTTTGGTAGTTGTGAGTCTTTCACCTCGTAAAAGCGCTTCATAAACGATTTTACATTGCTTTGAAAATTTCTCTTTGTTTCGTTCGAAATGTTCTTGGTTTGAAATTTTATTTTCAACGTGGTTTAATTCTGAAAAATCTATTTCCATAATCTGTAGTTTTAAATAAATTCTTGGTTTTTGTGTTTGCTTATTTCTTCTTCGAGTTGGCTAATAATAGTCAAGTCGTTAGGTTCAGGTAGGTAGATTCCGAGTTCTATTGAAGCAAAGTTTCTAAATCGGTCTATTGCCAAAGTCATTTCTTGAGTGTTTAGTGATGCTGAACTTTTCCAGCGTTCAATAATTACTTCTTGAATAGGTCCTGAAGCTTCACCGATATAGAAAATATCAGGATTTACAATCTTCTTAAAAATATCTTGCTTTACTTCTTCAACAGTGTAACCTGTTTCAATTGAAAAGGCCGTTAGAATTAAATGTAAATAGCTGTTTTGAGCAATACTTCGCTTTGGATATTTCGCTTTTAGTTCGAATTTTTGTCCTTTGGAAATGAAATACTTTAATTTCTCTATGGCCTTTTTGCAATCAAATTCATTTTTAGGATTGTAAATCATGTTTTATCCTCCTTAATTGCTTCAATCAACACATAAAAAAAGCAAAATATTAAAATTGCTGTTATTGGATGTGTTTCTAATGTGGTAAAGAACTGTTCCATTACTCTGTTGCTTTTTTTACAGCATTAATCATCTTACTTAAAACATGGTCAGGTTTTAAAGCAAAATCTTTTCCTCTTACTTCTTCAAGAACATCAAAATAATATTGAATTGCTTCCAATAAATCAGGAGCAGCAGATATGAGTTTAGCGTTTGATAAAACCTCATCATCATTTTTGCAAAATGTAGCCATATGGCATATTTTTTTTGACCCTTCTAAAATTCCTTTTTTTGAAGTTGTTACTTGTGTTAAATCTGAAGATACTCTCCATTCTCCTTTTGTGTGAGCCATAATTAAAAAGGTGTTTTTTTAAAGTCGATTACCATTCCGTTTGAAGCTACATGCACGTTTTTATAAGTGAGCTCGTAAACTTCTTTTTGGAATTGCTTTTCATCGGAATTACTATCCGATAAGTGGATAAGCACAATGTTGTTTACTTGGCGTAAATCATTTGCTTTTAACATGTCTTTGCAATTAGCTAATGAGAAATGTGATTTTAAAATTCTGTTTCTCAAAAATTCCTTGTCGCTGTCTGGTCCGTACTTCTTATCAATGATTTCCTTTGAATAGTTAGCTTCAATGATAATGTTGTTTAGTCCAGGAAAGGTGTACTTGCAATAGTAAGTGTCGGTTAGGAATAAAACTTTTCCGCAGTCTGGATGTTCGATTAAGAAACCTAAAGGTTCAACCGCATCATGCTTAACATCAAAAGCCATTATTTTAAAGTTTCCTAGCTTTATAGTTTCTCTGGAAGCAATCGGCATTGCTCTATGAATTACGTCTCCGTTAATTTTTTGATGCGTTTTTGCGCCTGTATAAACATCTATTCCTAATCTCATTAAGTCATTAGCTGATTTACAATGGTCTAAATGTTCATGCGTTACGATACATCCAACTACTTTTGAATAATCAAAGTATAAGGCTTGCTTAATTTCTTTGATATTTACTCCCGCTTCAATCAAAAGAGCCTCGTGCTCATTCTCGAGCACGTAGGCATTTCCTTTTGATCCTGTACCAATGATTCTAAGTTTCATTAGAAACCAGGTGCTTTAGGTTCATCTTCAAATTGCAATTCCTGATTTGGAACTGGAGTTACAATTTCTGCATCTTCAACAACTGCATCTTCAATTTTTGAAGTATCAAAAGTTAAAGGCTCTTTGTTGGCTTCGGTTTTGATTTCTTGTTGTACGAATTCCGAAACATCCTCTTTTGGAGTTTGTTCACCTTCCACTAAAATTTTCTGAATATTATCGTCAATTTTTTGACTATCGATATTTATAGCATCCCAAGCAGCACGTTTAATGGTTTTCCATACCATTTCATCTTTCCAGCCTTCAACTTGCTCTTTTCCTGCTTTTTTACCATTTTCCCACTTGTCTTTTTCGCCACCCCAAAATTCAGCAGAAGCAGTTTTTGGAATTCTTTTTTCAATATCTTTCATTGAAAAAACTCTCAATTTGTTTTTTTCTGGATTTTCGAAATAAACATGGTAATAATAACCTCCTATGATTTCACCTTTATCAAAGGCGTTTTCAGATGGTTTATGAGTAAAACTTTCCTTTCTGTTTTCTGAATCCTTGAAAATAGGAACAAAAGTTTCTTTAGAATAAACCAACTTAACAATCACGTCGTCTGGAACTTCAAAACCATATTTTTTAGCAACTAATTCGATTCCGTTATATCCCTTAGTAAAACTAATATCGTACTTATTTAAAGCACTATTTTTATAAGGAATTGGATGTAAATGGTTTTTTTGCATTGGATCTAAACCAACCGAACTATAAGCAACTACATCTACTGCAAGCTTATTCATATTTACATTTTCCCAAGTATAAGCTAATGGTTCTCGGTATTGTTCGGCTTTTGACATTCTCTTAATTTCAGCAGCCTTAAGCATTTGATCAATTTTAATAAAATAACTTTGACTTAATCGCTTTTGAAATGGAGTGATTTTAACCTCTCCATTATCTTGAGAGAAATTTTTTAATACTGCAGCTGTAAATCTTTCACTTGGTGATGCTGATACTGCATTTGCTAATGTGGCTTTATTTGCTTTAGCAACTTCTTTTGTTTCGTTTTCTGCACTCATTTTTATAAATATTAAATTTCAATTGTTAACTGATTATTTTGACTTGGTAACTTATCGGCTTCGTTGCATTTTATTTCTGGGATATCGAAGCCGTGCTTTTGGATTTCTTGTGGTGTGTTTCGGTTGTGTTGACAGTTTGCCGTACAATCAAAACTTCCAATTTTTACTCCAACATTGACTGGGCAATCTTCTATTACCCAGCCGTCGGAGTTTCTTTTAACTTTGTGAAGCATAAGCGTTCATTTCTTTTTGAACTGGAAATTCTACTTTTAACTTCTTGTCTTGTTCAGAAACTACTAATCGTATCATTTGGCTTTCTGTTTCAATCAATGTGTGAACGCTTTCGGCATTGTCAACAAAGATTGGAGCGTTGATTCCGTAGAATTCAGAAAGCACGTTGATAATGTCAAGGCCAGCATTAATTTTTGAAGCGGTATTAACATCCGAGTAAGGAACTCCGTTAACCATTGCCTCACAAGTTTCACGTAAACCTCCGTTTATTTGCTCCTCAAACATTTTGAATTTCACAAACTTAAATTTGCTATTCACTATATTTTCCAAAGCATCAACTTTCGCTTTGATAAAGTTTTCAATTACAAACTGCTCTTTTTCTACGTTGGCAATTTGTTGAGAAAGTGTTTTCTGCTCGGTTTGTAGTTCAAGGATTCGTTTGTCTGCTGCTTCGATTTGCGCTTTAGTTTGAAGCTTCGCTTTGATGTTATCAATTATTGAAACAATTTGTTTTTTGTTCTCAATTAATTCCGAAGTATCAACACTTGGCACTTCCTCAATAGTAGCTTTAACCGCATCTAATTCAAGCAGCTTTTCTTGGTATGAATTATCTAAGGCAAGTAATGATTCGTAAATGTTCTCAAAAGTTTGAACTTCTGCACCGGATTTTGAATTTCCGTTTTCAACATCAATTTTGCTATTAATAGCTTGAAGTTCTGTTTTACAATTTTCTATGGAAGATTTACCTGTTTCAATTCTGTCAACAATCGTTTTAAATTCGGCTTCTAAACTTTCCTTTTGAGAACCTAAATTTTGACCTTCTGTTTGAATTCTTCTAAGATTTGCAAGCTTAGTATTATTGAAGTTTGTAATTGCTTCTGATTTTTTGCTTTCTATATCCCCAGCTGGTAATGCTTGTTTACAAGTAGGACAAGTGCAATCATCTTCTTTAAACTCTAAAACCTTATCGTTTTCATCATGCCATTGTTGGCGTTTGTCTGCGATTTGCTTGTCTGTTGCAACTATTTGAGAGGAAATACCCTCTTTTTTAGTTTCAAGTGTTTTTAAAGCATTTTCAAAAGATTCTAATTCTTGCTTTTTAGCATCACGTTCTTTTATCAAATTATCTAAAACCGAAGTATCAGGTTTTAATCTGTTATTTGCTTCGTTTTTGGCTTTCTGCTCGATGATTTCGATTTCGCTTTTAAGATTATTTACTTTTAATTTTAAACCTCTCTGCGCTTCTAATTTTGAATCAAAAGCCTTGTTTATGTTTGCAATCTCTCCATCAACTTTTTCAAGTTTCTTTTCGTAACCTTCAAGCTCAATTTCTAACACTCTAAAATCTTGTACTTCGGGTTTACCTCTGAAAACCTCATCAATACGAGCAGGAATAGCTTTCAAATCCTCTTTTGCTTTTTTGATGGAAGCCGAAATTTG